ATCCAGTTGTCGTTAAATTATATGCTGCAACCGCTGTATATTCTTGAAATGTTGCTAATATTTGAATCGGGTTACCTTTATAAGAGTATCCTATATTACCTGTAGATAAGTATGCGTATTGTGACGGAACTACATATGCGTTGCTGTTGAAATTATAAGCACCTTGTACAAGGGTTGCCAGAGTTGTAAACGATAAATCGGTATTTATCGTGCCCTGTGCGGCCGGTTTGTTGATTGCGCCTATATTAGTTAAAGCTATGCCCTGATATTTGTAATTAACACTCATGTTATTATATAAACTTAATAACTATTTAAATATTATTATTTAAATAATATTAAATTATGGATAATATTATAAATGACAAATACATCTATGTAAAAGAAAACTCGTTGTCGGTTGATATATGTAAAGATGTCATAGATATTTTTAATAACGATAATGTGAATCGACGTTACGGCGTAGTCCGCGATGGACTTAAAAAAAGTGTAAAAGATACAATTGATTGTACAATTACAATCAACGACCCGCAGTGGGCAAATATTTTTCACTTATTGGTGAACGAATTAAATATACAATTTAAACAGTATCTTGCTAAAATCGATACCGAGAAATATAAACATTTGAATAGTTCTAACTATACACGCGGTACTTGTTTTCAAATGCAAAAATATGAAAAAAACAAGGGAAAATTTACATATCATGTGGATAGCGCTTATGATTTAAATGTAAAAGAAGCGCGCGTCGTTGTTTACATGTGGTATTTAAATGATGTTGAAGTGGGCGGAGAAACTGAACTTACCGATTATATTATTAAACCCGCTGCAGGTAAACTTGTAATGTTTCCTGCTTTATGGACTTATCCACACTGTGGTAAAATGCCTATTAGCGACGACAAATATATTATTACTGGATGGATTGTACAAGACATTTGATATATTTTGTTTTGTAAACTATATTAAAATTATTGCGTTGTTCTACTTATATTATTCGACAATGTCAGTCCAAATATTTGATAATTTTCTATCACCAGATGAGTTCATCAAAATGACAACTGAAATAGGACAACCTAAATACGAATGGGGGCATGTGTCGAATAGTAGAAGTGATACAGAGTTTCCATGGCTTATAATGTCGTTGAATGATAATCAGTTTTTTAATACTACGATTAAGTGTAAAATAGAAAAAACTGTAAATATGACGTTTAATGCGGAACGTATTTATATGAACGGACAAATGTATGGATCAGAATCTGGATTTCACGTAGATACCACTGATACTAACGGGTTCACATTTTTATTATTTATACATGATTGCAGTGAATCGAATGCTGATAGCATGGGTGGTTATTTCTATTATAAACTAAATGGCGAAATCCGCTGTATTGAACCTATCAAAAACCGAGCCGTATTCTTTAATGGTAATATTACACATAAGGGTTGTGCGTTTAATCGGGGCGTCAAGATACTTCGTCAGTCAGTTGCTTGGAAATTATATCGTACTGATACAATTAATCTCGATGCGAAAAAATCATATGATAATGATGTTATTCGTAAAGAAGTTAGTAAAGTATTAGATTCTTGTAAAAAATTAAATGGGGTTGAGCAATTTAAACCGCTTCTATCTATTCTCAACAAGCCGTATATTTTAAACTGTGATAGATCGGTTGCTATTTGCTTTAATGATTCCACTGTACAAAATACTATAAGCCAATTTTTAACTACCCTGTAATTTGCACGTTTTTTATTTACTAATTATTAGCAAATAAAATTATTATAATAATGATGTTCCAGTCGAATCCATTGTATGAAACCAAAATGTTGACGTATATCTAACATTATCTACTGGATTATCTGTATAATGTGGGTGTGTCCAATATGGTGGAAATAATAATATATCTCCCGCTTCTAATTTCAGTTCTATATTTTGTTTTGGAAAATAAAATTTGCCGTCTTTATAATCACTATTCAATGCGATCACGCATGTCAATAACCGTATTCCACCATCACATACTGGTCCGTCTGCATGCTGTCTGGTCGGTCCGTCTATTTTCCGTACACATACTTCTGATATTCGCGGTATGTTATTATTAAAAATATTCGAGTTAATGGTTTGCATAACATATACCATACTTCGTATGTATAACGAATAAAATATTACGATTAAATCGTTTAAAGTTACTTTATCTGTTTGCTTTAATTGGGAATTACATAGCGTGTGCAATTGCTTTAATGATATTTCTTCGCCCAATACATTATTTCCATCTTTATATTGTATCCGGTTATTGAAGTTTACTTGTTTCATTATGCCCACCATCTTTGCGCAAAATGGTTGTGATATCAAATTCTTTATTATAAATACTCTTTCTGGATATTCATGTACTACAATATTATGGTCTAATGTGTGAGTTATCATTTTTAGAATTATGCTTTTTAGTTCTATGTTGTTTACACAAATTAATGTAAAATATATGAATTATTCGTTTTTTCTACTATTTTACTTTGTGTTCCTTAATATTCCGCATTAACCACCCCACAATAGCATATTTATCATTGGATATGGTCTTTCGCGAACAATGTGGGTATGTCCATGTTGACGGAAATAATAGCAACTTCCCTGATTCTGGTTTTATTCTTATGTTTCCCTTCATCTCAGTTTCACCTCCTTCTGCGACATCATTTAAATACCAAATAAATGTTATATGTCTCTCTTGATCCATTCCTTTGGTTAAATATCTATCTATGTGATACTCATATTTGCCTTCGTTTTTACATTCATACATATTTATGTGAAAATTGTTGTATATTATATCGTCGGTTATATGTTTGTATGTATTACCATTGCCAATTTGGTCATCAAGCGTTTTCATATATTTTAACACGTTTTGCATCAGCTCTTTTTGTAAGAATTCATGTATTGTCTGCCAATTTGGGTCCGTAATATTATCTATACCACATTGCATTGCTTTAAAAATGTCTTCATTTATTCCACCTAGTGTACCTGCTCTATGTTTATTTTGCGTTTTTTCGTAAATTTCTATGATATCTTTACATATTTCCGGGGATAATGAGTGTTTGTTTATGTATATGTACGGGTCCATTTTATGTGTAATTAAGTAATTCATCGAATAAAACTTTAGATTGTTTCCACAATCAAAATTATATTTGATTTGTTGTGAGTCTGCCAACGGTGCGGACTATGGAGGTCAATATTTATAATTCATTTGCAATAACGATATAAAAAGACGATGCATATATAATATGTGTACATGGTGTAAATAACTGTAAATAAACTTACCCGGTTAGAGCGCACATCGGGTTATTTTTCTGGATATCCAAGACAGCCTTAGTGTCTTTTTGCTCATGTAGTTTAATGGTTAGAACTGCGGTCTTATGAGCCGCCGACGATGGTTCGATTCCACCCTTGAGCATCTACGACCCGAATATGTCGTTAAACTATGTTCAAAAAAAGCGCAGTTGTCCGAGTGGTCTAAGGAGCCAGACTTAAGCGATTCTTTTGGAATCTATCACACCTGGTGGCACTGCCTCGCGCGTTCGAACCGCGCACTGCGCACTTTTAGTTACATAATAATTAAAATACTTATTATGTATGCATTATTTTACAATAGGTTCGTATTTCCAAACAAAACCCTTTGCTGATTGTATTTTCCCATTACAACACCGGTTTATGTTTGAAGATTCAGCTCCAACATATTTGGCCGCTTCATTACAATTATCAAACGAATTTAACCTATTTCCATGAATATCAAACTGTATGACTTTTCTATTTCTTTTTGATATAATCTGTTTATAAATTTCATCTTGACCTCCTGGTTCTATAATACTCGAATTAATACTTTCATATTTCCAATAAAATCCCTTTCCGGTTTGATTTGGTTTAAGGCAACACGTTGATATAAACGATCGAGAAGCGCCAACATATGCTGCTGCTTTTTTACAAGTATCAAACGTATTTAACCTGGTTCCATGAATATCAAATTGTATTATTTTCCTGGGTATTTGAGTTATAACATCCTGTTTTGTTGACGGTTGACTATTTTTAAACCTTCCAGTTAATGGTGGTATTCCTGCAATTGAAGATACTTCATTACTTTCATATTTCCACCTAAATCCTGCTGCTGTTTTGATATCACCATTACAACAATGTGCTATGGTAGAAGGTGATATACCTACAGATTTTGCTGCTTCCGTACAGCTATTAAACGAATTTAATCTATTTCCTTGAATATCAAACTGTATGACTTTCTTATTTTTTAGTAAAGTTTCCGCTATTTTTTGTTTTGTTTCTGCATTATGTGTTCCCGAATTGCCTCCAAGTCTCAAATTATATCCATTTGGGACCAAACAATTATATTTTTGAATATATTGAATTTCCATATCATCTAACATATTATCAAACGTTATACATACCAGTTTAAACACAAAATTGTCGACCCCGTATTTGTTAATCGCAGATTTTAGATATCTACAATTGCTTCCCTTTTTCAAATGGTCTTTCCATCTGGTATCCAGTTCTCTTACAGTTTGTCCAACATATGTTTTGTTATCGGTCTTATTTGTGATTGTATAGATATATCCCATTCCTATAGTATGATAAATATTATTCTTATGTAATTTATCATAATAGACATTTCAACATAATAATCCCACAATTATATAGTTCCCATATAAAAACTCATGAAAAACTTTTCGGCTCGTTTTTGAATTTTGGACATGTACTTTCCTTGTCCATTTTTGAAAAGTGACCTAATAAGTTTTTCCGAATATGTAAAAAAACCACTTCACTGCATAATGCAGCGAAACCCGATTTTACATGATTTGATTTGTTACTGTAAACTTTTTTATCCTTTTTGCGGAAAAGGATTTAGACGATTTTCTGTTGCCATTATATATACGAGAATGGAATCATCAGTGTCGCAAAAAGTCGTAAAGAAATATCAATGTGAGAATTGCAACTATACATGCAGCCGAAAGTATGATTATGAAAAACATATTGTTACCCGTAAGCACGTTTTGGAATCATCTGGCAACAAACGGAATCCGCAAGAACCAAAATATTGCTGTAAATATTGCAACAAGGTATACCAAGACCGTTCAGGATTATATAAACATAACCAAAAATGTAAACCTGCACCCCTACCCGAAGAGAACATTCATACTACAATCGAGCCAATTGAACCAAATTCCGCAGAATTGATGGTATTGGTTAAGGAACTTATGATACAAATGGCTGTGAAAAACAAGCATCAAGACGAACTTATTGCGCAAATGGCTGCAAAAGATAAACACCAAGACGAACTTATCAAGCAAAATATGGAACTGCAAAATACTATGAGAGAAATGATTCCCCATATCGGTAACAACAACAGTACTACAAATACCAACAGCAATAATACATTCAATGTCCAGCTTTATCTTGAGAAAGAATGCAAAGACGCGATCAGCTTACAAGACTTTATTCGAAACATCGAAATCAACATGAGTCATTTAGTGGCGATTTCCAAGGATGGTTATGTGGACAGTATTAGCAATCTTCTTATCCAGTCACTCAATAAAATGGCAGTAACCGACCGACCTCTTCATTGTACCGACCTGAAACGCGAAACGGTATATATCAAAGACATGGAAACGTGGAACAAAAGCACTGCAGACGCACCAATCATGAATGGACTGATAAACAGCATTGAAAATAAATATTACGCCGAAGTGAAACAATACGTGCGAGACAACCCACTTGCCCGCGAGTTGGACACGCCCGAATACAATTTCTATGCAAAAGCATGTGTTCATTCACTGGGAAACTATGAAGACCACGATAAACTCAACAAAAAGATCTACAAGAAGGTATTGCCCGAGATAAAGCTCGACAAATCAACTGCATCATAACAATTTGGATTATTTTTACAGAAGTTTTTGGAGTAAATGGAGAACCTGATCAAAAACACAATGGACATTTATGTGTTATATCGGCATAAACCCGTCATGTTGATCCATATTTTTTGGTCGACATAATATATATATGAGTAAACTACGTTCAGGTTTAGCAAATGATCGCCGTAGATATGGATGTTATTGTGCACCGTCCGCATTTAATATAGGTGTTGTAAGCGGACCAGGTTCTCTTTATTCTGGTAGTTTCACGTCGGTTACCATACCCGGTTCATTATTTGATGCATCGACACCCACAATACCAAATACAATAGACGACGGCGATGTCCCGATTCCCATGGCAAATATGGTGTTTAATTTTTTCGGTACTAATTACACAAATAATTTATATTGGTCATCCAACAATGCATTAATATTCGGCACACCCATTCCAACTGCAGAAGGAGACATTACGCGTAATCTGGTACCATCTATATTGTTAGGAAATTATGACCGAGCGTTGAAAACGTTTTCGTATGCAAACAATATAACGACAAATTATTCAATCACCACACTGCTTGTTACATTTTATGATTGGTATATGGATAATATTTCTGCGTCTACATATCAATATCAAATACGGTTGATCAAAGAGAACAATGGTTATCAACGCCAATTCGTCGAAGTTTATGTTATTTCCAGCCCGCCTAGTCCGGGGTTTTCAACCGCCAATATTACTTACCCCTCGGGCAGTCAAAATGGAATTCCAATCGATACAAATGGAAATCCAATCGACTCGACCAAAAATTCGCCATACAATATTACCAACGGCACGGTATTTTTGAACCCGTGTGGGTCAACTTATTCGACAGCCAGTCCTGCTGCAAATACGTCGTTTGTTTTTTCAAGTGATTCAACCGGAACGTCGTGGGGTTTTACCAATAATTCACATGTGAATGTTTGAAAACGCGGGTACTTTTCGTTTTCTGCAATAAAAATATGAGATTTTTATTGCATATTCAACGCCATACTATTCGGTGTGTTACGTTATTTTTAAATCTTCAATAATATATATTATGTTTCATGTTCCACGAGTTATAGACCATTATGAATATTTACCCGATAAAATACAAGAAATCGTGCATATGCCATCGAACGAATGTTTAATTTGTTTGGAAATCTACACAGACGATAAAGACGTGCCGATTGACTGGAAAACACAGAAACTATACTTGAAACTATGTGGGTGCGGTGGGTGGTTACACGTTTGCTGTGCAAGTAAATGGTATAGTGTAGCGAATACTTGTCCAATATGTCGGCAATTCATGACCATAAGCGATTCAAAAGGCTTTTCATTTTTCTTGGATATGAACAATTCTAACATCTCGAAAATATTAATGTTTATCATTTATTGTTTTCAAATATGGAACATATTTCTGTGGTCTATAATGGCAACACTCTGTAGTTATCACATATATTCCAGATATGACACGACCGGGCCTAATATATTCACTGACGATGATGAAGATATGTTTGCATTGGATTTTGACGACCCCAGCTTGTGAACATATAATTGTGTCGATGTTCCCACAATTATAGTTCCCACCAAAAACGGTTATATAAATTTGTGTTGCAGTTTTCTGAAAATGGACATTTTAAAAATGTCCATTTTTGAAAAGCGAGGCCGTTTCTTTTTTCTGAAAATATGAAAAAACAGTTTTGCTGCATAATGCTGTAAATCCTAAAAAAACCAAATTAGTTTGACTGCATACTTTTTTTTGTGATTTTTGCGTAGAAAGGTTTAGGAACTATATCTGTTGATAGATAAACAACGGATGGTTCAAGATTGTTCGCAAAAGTTCTCATGCGAATTGTGTGACTATCATACGTCACGAATCAGTCAATATAATCGTCATCTGCTCACTCGTAAACATGAGACAATGGTTGAATATCAACGATCGTCAACACAATCATCAACCCAAAAGCTCCATAATGTTCCAAAAAGTTTTACATGTGAGTGTGGTAAGATATATAAAGAACGAACCGGTTTATGGAGACATAAACAGCAGTGTACATATAAAGAACAGTCTGCATGTGTCGATATACACAATAGCCCAGCTGCAATTGTCGAGCTACTCCGTCAAAACCAAGAGTTCAAACAACTGATGATTGACCAAAACAAGCAAATGCAAGAAACCCAAGTACAGTTGCAGCAGTCATACGCCCAAAATAACGAACTGCAACACCAAATGGTGGAGATGTTCAAAGAAGGAAAAACCATCAATAACAACAACAATACCTCGAATAAGTTCAACCTGAATTTTTTCCTGAACGATACATGCAAAGACGCAATAAGCATCACCGATTTTCTCCGTAACCTGAATGTTCACATCGACGAGCTGGAATACATCGGCAACCACGGATATGTGAACGGAATGACCAAAATGATCATGGCCCGCCTCAAAGACATGGATATTACCAAGCGACCGATACATTGCACAGATATTAAGCGAGAGACCATGTATATAAAAGACGACGCGGGATGGAGCAAAGACACAGAAGAGCTATCCAAACTCCGCAAAATTTTGAGTCGTATTTCCATGAATAACTACAGAACCGTCCCCGTTTGGAGAACCGCGCACCCAGATTGTGAAGTAATGGAGAGCCGCAACTACGAATTCTGTTACAAAATGATGCGCGCTATATTGGGCGACGTCGAAGATGAGCAAATCAAATTA